CTTCAATGGTGACGTTGTGTATGTTCTCGGCGGTGATAAATACTTTTATAGTAAGAAAACCGGAGAAACGCGCAATTTAACTGCTGAAGGAGCGACCCATGACACGCAAAATGGTTTCAAATTTAAGAAGAAGAATTATTCTTCTGATGATGATACCGACAATTCGTCTGGTGATGATGATATGGGTGTTCCCCCGTCTCCAACACCGACTCAAAAGACGAATTGGCTTTATTTTACAAATGAACTAGCCACCATTTACGATAGAGGCCTTGCCTTTTTCGGGACAGTTCAACTCGTTGCATTCCTATTAGTTTCTTTACTAGGATGGCCGATAAGCGCATGGTTTATCGTTGGGGCGAGTTTCACGACGATCGTGTCGAGTGTTCGGGTGGTTATGATGTTTTTGCAATATAAACGGAGAGCATGGTTCCGTATTAACTATGTTTGGCTTTTCACGATATCTATAACCGGTATAGCTATAGTAGCATACATGTCGTTTAAGAAATGGAAACAAGATAAGAAGCAAGCAGGACCTGAAAAGGAACCGCGTTGGATAATGTTTTTAAAAGCATTAGCAGCATGCATAGCGTCCATAGCTATGTTTGCTCCATTAGTTGTTAATTATTTTCCAGGAACGTGGATGCTAACTCTGTGTAGGAATGCGATGGGTGATTTATCACGCACGAGCACAGTGTTAAGCAAAGCCAATGACATTGCTGAGTCCAAAGAGTCGGGGGCGTTCACGCGTATTTGTACTCTCTTTTCTTCTGTTCGATCTTATACTATGTATCGGATTCACGCTGATGACGTTGATCTTGTGAAATGGAGCCCTTTTGAGCTTCAGATCGAGGATGACCAAACCGTCGGACGCGCCGTTACGCCAATAAGTAAGATTGTGATGAGGTTAGGAGACCACACGATGTTTGACACCTGTAAGTATGTTTTTGTTACTGAAACTACTTATGGGAATCGGATATTGACACGCATGACCCGAACGCAAATGGAGGAGATGGTAAATATATCGACTTTCAATATTGAATACATTACGACACCTATAGTAGAAAACCCTGTGATCTTAGGATTACCGCGTGTTTCTTACTTAACACTGAATGATAGGAATCCTATTGTTTATCGTGCTAAGGTAGTTGCAGATGTAATTGATGATGATGATGACCAGAAAGGTCGCCAAGCTAGTCCCTACATGACGGTTGTCATGGCGAACTTGTTTCGTCGTAACTTCAAAAGTGTAGCGCTGGGGTCAACTGCTGTTGGAGCAGCCCTAGGAGTGATACTTGGTATTATTATTTACTTGAACCGGAAGGATGAGAAAAGTGAAGCGCGAGCTTTTTTTCGGCAGGTTCCGGCATCCGTTTTTGACGACCACTGCGTACCTGTATTCTCCGACCGAACATGCGGAGATGCGGGTATTTGTAATGTCATGACCAAATACAAGTTTGCCTCAGGAAAGATGTACTGGGGTTTGACCAAACATGTGTTTGATGAGGGTTTTGAGCCCTATGTAAAATACAATAATGGGAGTATTGAGGTGCGAAAGAGCCTTAAACCATATGTAATTTATGCCGGCAAGGATCAAGCGTATATCCGAGTCGATGACATCCCTATTCCGCACAAAAAAGCTCTAACGGTTGGTACCCCGCATCCATCAGGTTCAGGACCTATGGTGTTGGTGACGATAAATCCAGATTCTGCAAAGATAATGATGTCTTCATCATTATATACGAAGACTGGTGATCGTATTTACCATGACTCTGATACCTTTAATTTCCAATGTGGATCTGTATACTTAGATGCTGTTACGTTGACAGCTCTTGCGATGCATACAGGCACGATGGGAAAAGGGAATAAGAATTATGGTGACATTCTAGAGGAGCCGGTGCTTATAACACTGGCCGATTATGAAGGGAAACCGAGAGGAGTGCGTGTTGGTCGAGTTACTACGCAGCCAATGAAGTACGGTCAGGGCGGGAGCTCTGGACAACACCGTAAGGCAGCGGATCGACAACACGATTTGGATGTGGATTTGAAGGCGCAACGAGCGGCGCAAATGTTGCTGACAGACAGAGTACGGGCTGAAAAGGACCTGGAAGAAGTCGAACGCGACATCCGAGATTATTCGTCGTACACGGACGATATGTCTTCGAAAGGAGATATAGAGCAGGATGCTCTAATTTTGGAAGATTTGTACCGATATCGGGATTCGTTAACTGAGATCCTCGAGCGAGAAGTCGACGAGGACCAATACCAACGATTTCTGGAAGATATTGATGCGGTAGAGGAGATGCGACAAATGTATTTTTCGATGGCACGAAGTGTTGACGATAAGCAGGATGTTGCAGACTCTTTCCGTGCTATCTGGAAGGAATTGTATGAGCAGGGTGCTGTGTCGTCAGACACAACCGCACGAATTCGAGCACATCTTGGAGCGCTTTCCAAGAATGAATGTAGCAAATGTGTTGATTTCAGCAATGAAGTCGCGAGTATGCGAAAGCAGATTGCTCTTGCGAAAGTGAGAGTAGAATCTGTTCGTGATGCGCGTGTGCGTAAGACACGCCATTATGAAGAACTACTGGAACAAGCCGTGGAGGCTCCAGTGGTGGAACGAAAGTCCGACATCCCAGTACCAACAATTGTTGTGGAAAAGAAAAAGGAGGCTGAAAAGCCGTTGACAAAAACTCAAAAGAATAATTTGAGACGCAGGGCCAATGAGGCAGCAGCTCAAAAGATTCCTTTAAAAGGCGCCGCGGGAAGGGGTTCGTCCCCTATAAACCTTCCCAATGCGGAGCGAAAGGAGGGGGTGGTATCGAGCCCTATGGTCGCTACTCCATCTCCAAAATCCTCCCCGCCGATATTGACGTCAACCCCGTCCCAGAAATCGCAAACTCCTTTGCAATCTACGCCCGCCTCAGTGGATTTGAAGTCCCAGACATCAAATACACCCAAGCCCGCGCAGCGCAAAGCACAGTAAACTATGTTCTTGACTCGCTACGCGAGTCCGTAGATGCTGGATTTCTCACCTCGACTGCTTGGCGACGAGCGGAAGAGATTACCTGGCAACAGATGCGTTCAGTTTTAATTGGCGACGTTTATTCAACTTCTTCTGAAGTGTCGTCCGAAATAGAGCGTAAAAAGAGCCCTGGTATCCCCAGCATTTACGAAGGGTGTCCGACCAAAGGTCAATGGTTAGACGCCCACCCAAATCCAATCATGTCGTCCAAAGAGATATTTGATACCCAAGTTACACCAGTGCTCTGGAATTCAGTGATGAAGAAAGAGCCGGTTACTCTCGCTAAGTACCTGTCCCGCAAGCAGCGGATGTTCATGGTGATGCCAGTTCATGCTATAGTGTTGCATAAACATTATTTTTCTAAGCAGAGCAAGCGTTGCCGTGGATTTCGCGAAATTGCACATGGTCAAACATTCTTCTTTGGAGGAGTGAATAGATTAGCGGAAGAGTTAATTGGGAGTCAAGTGGACTCTGAAGATGATTTCTTTTGGGATAAGAGATTTTTAATTATGGAATCTGTCTATAAGCTTCGAAAGCGAGGGATTGAATACGAGAGTATGGATCCTTCCGACCGGAGGTATGTAGATATGTTGGTTGAGTGTTTAGAGAGACCTATTGTTGTTTTGCCTAATGGCGACGTGATACGTATCAATAACCGTACTAATCCATCTGGTGCAGATGCTACTACAGAGAACAACTGTATAGCGCGTCTCCTATTTGAGAATTACGTGTTGGTGAAGTATTGCGATGTTAACAACATCTCCCCCCATCATTACATACAACCCCGGGTAGGTACACACTACCTAGGGGATGACAGAATCGCTGCAAGTCGAGGTTTTCCACCTGGTTATTTGGATTTTTATCGTACGACCATTCCTGAAACAGGAGTGTTAGTTAAGTCGTTAGTGCGGACAGACGGCCCAGTTGGGTCCGAGTTTGCAGGTTTCACGATTCAACGCGCACACTGGAATAAGGACGAGTACGTTCCATACTACCGGCTGGATAAGTTGTGGTTCGGACTTTTCGCCACAACAGACCTATCAGAAGATATCACACTATCACGTATGTGTGCTTTCGCTTTCCTATTGTATCCTCAATACACCGTATTCAAGGCAGTAAAACCTATAGTGATCAATTTTGTGCAACGCATGAAAGATGATTCGCTTAGGCAGGTTGTACTCACTTTTTGGAGTGATGAGCAATATCTGCAACGAATGTGGACAGGAAAAGAAAGTGCGCACGAAGCGAGAGTTGAACGCGAAGCGCGTCAACGAATCGAGATGGTGCTGGAGGCGGAGGGATATTTTCCCGATGTCGACCGAGACTTCAACGATGCGAGCCCCACGCAAGGCCCGCGCCATAATTGCTAACATGCTTGGCACAGGAGCTATGACGCCCCAAGGATATAACTGGCTAGTGAATGCGACAGACCCGTTTCATGATACCGAAGTTCCACCATGTGGATTTCCGGATGTGAACATGTCACACTCGATTAGTCAATGCTATTCGTACACCGTCGCTGTTGTAAAACCGACGTCGAGTCCCACAGACCTATGGGACAGTCATATCTTCTTTAACCCTGTGAGTGCGTCGTGGTCACAGAGTGGTTCATCCAATGCTTCGGCAGGTCGCGTTCTTCTAAATCGTACAGGTTTAGCTACGAATGCAACTAACCAAGCTTACATATACCCAGGATATAATTGTCTGTCAGTTCCTTCGGGAACAAACTGGCAAACAGATGCCCTAGTCCTAGGTCAGTCGCAGCCCTTAATTTCGTACCCATCGTCTGCAGCTATCGGGTCTTTTAGACTCGTAGGTTGTGGTGTTGAGATAGTGAATACTACTCCGGAATTGTACTTGGGAGGGTCTTTAACTTGTTATCGATCCCCGAGTGCTCAGTCGAAGACTCAGTATTATCTCAGCAGCGATGCGGCACCAATCTGGAGGCCCACGGATGTAGTTTTTGCACCCCCGGCCGTCCAAGCTGACGCTCAGCTCTATCCTAACTCCCGTACATGGGCAGCAAAGGAAGGAGCATATGTAATCGGAACACTCAATGTGGACGATTGTCAATACGTATCGGCATTACCTAATCGAGTAATGACTGGACAGCAGTTTACACCAGCTCAGATCGCCATACCCTTAGGGGCAGGCGTGACGTACGTGTGGATGGATGCATTGTCGTTTCTACCAGACAATAACCAGTCGGCTCAGATGCCGTTACCTTTTGACACTCACGGGTGTATTATCACTGGCCTTCAACCCCAGGCGACTTTACAGGTAACTGTGAAGTATTTTGTAGAGCGGATACCAACAATAGCCCAACCGGATTTATTGGTGTTAACGAGACCTCCAAGCCCCTACGACGGTCTAGCGCTAGAGATTTATTCTCGCGTGATGACCCATTTACCAGTAGGGGTGCCTGTCAGTGAAAATCCACTAGGTGAGTGGTTTAATGACATTATGTCAACGATAGCAGAATGGGCCCCAAGAGTAGGCGCTTTGATTGGCACAGCAATACCGGGAGCTTCGGCACTTGGAACGGCGATAGGTGGTGCTGCTTCTTTGGCACGACAGGTGAATAATAGTAACCAGCCGGCAAAGAAAAAGCAAAACCCCAAACCACAGCAACATACTTTACAGTCTGTTCCGAAGAGAGTTCAACCAGCAACAGCCCTTGCGCAAGCAGGGACGAGAATAACTGGAAGAAAACGACGTCCTAAAGCACGTCGCTAGGGTAAATTAACGATGCCCTTCTCTTCATCGTAAACCGCTTTTAACCAAGCGTGAAATAAGGTGTCTAAATGCAGTTAGTGACTGCTACCTTGACCTTGACTCAATCTACATTATGTAGGTTATTTAAGACCTTTCCTATTAGTAGAGCAGTGAGACATACACGCTCCTAGAACGGGAAAGAGATGGCCCCTAAATGTCTTCAGAAAGACTGCCATTGTAGGGTGATCCCATTTGTGAATTCAGCGTTCACATTTGGGTAGAGCAAAACCGCGATAAGCGATGTTAGTACCGAGGCCGGTACTACCAAACTGCCACAGCAGATTTTGGTGTGAGAACACCAGGACGTCTGTTGTGGCGAAGATGGCATGGTAAGAGTGTGTGAGCGTTGAAACGTTCCCCCTTATAATGTGCTATCCAAGCTGACAATAGTCCTGGTGTTCTTACAAAAATAAAGAATAA